TCAGACTTCTGTTCCAGGCCCACCCCCTGCTGTGCCAGGGCCGCCTCGTCCAGCGAAAAGCGGAAGAACTGCTGGGTGGGTGGAAGCAGGGCAAGCAACATGCGGCTGGCCAGGTTCAACACGCCCCTGGCGCCGATGCCGTTCCATGGCACGGGGTACGACTCCCTGGTGCCAGCCGTTGGCTCATTCCCCTGGGGGATTAGGTAGGGGATGGTCAACCTGGAGGCCGTCCGGGCCCGTTCTAGGTAGTAGTTGCGGTCCCCTTCAAGGGAGCTATATCGCTGTTGAGCAGTTGGCATGACTAGATAGCGACGTTTGCGCCAGCGCCAGAACCGGCCTGGGTTGATCCGATGCGCAACCCTGAACTTGGGGCCATACGGGACACGGCCTTCTTGCCTGCCGGGGCAGTGGTTGCAGCAGTTGGCGCCTGCTTCCCGCCCTGGCGGCCAAGAATCTGAAGGGACTGGGTGACGGCGTTGCCCGCAGCGCGGATGCCAGTCACGCGCTCGGCTTGCTGGGTCTGCAGTTGCGCGGCCTGCTCCTGCTGCTGGGTGACGATTGCCGTCTGCTGTTGCTCCATCTCAACGGCCTGGTCCCGCTGGATCTTGAGAATGTTTTCCCGCTCAGCAGCTTGTGCGGCTAACTGGTCCCTGACCTGTTGCCTGCGGTCAATCTCGGCCTGAGCCTGGTCGTAAGCGTTCTGCTCGGAGGTGTAGTTCTCGTCAAACGAGTAGGTCATGTTGCCGTACTCGTCAAGCCCAGCCTCCTGGGCAACAGGTGCCTGATACGAGGCAAGGTCCTCATCGCTCTGGTTCTCGATTGAGACGGAACCGCCACCACCACTGCACATGGTCAGACCCCAATGTTGAGACCAGTGCCAGCAGATGCCGGAGTGGCGGCTGAGGCAATCTTCAAGTTGTTCTTGGGCTTCTCCTTCTTCATCACTGCAGCAGTTGTTGCAGCATTGACCGGTGCGTCCGTCTGGGTTGCAGTGGCTGCATAGGCGCCGGTCTGCTGAGCAGCAGAGGCAGCAGAGGCAGCAGCTGACTCAGACGACAACTTCGACTGCAGCTCAGTTGTGTCCTTGTTGGCTTTGTCAATCTGGGCCTGCAGCTGGGTCTTGAAAGTGGACTGCTGGTCAGTCATCTGCTGCTTGTAAAGATCCAGCGATGCCTGGCCAGCTGCTAAATCCTCGGCACTGGGGCCCTGGTAGACGATTTGTGGGGCCTGAGATGAACCGAAACACATGGTCGTTCTCCTAGGTGATGTTGAGGCCAGCGCCCTGACTCATCCGACTGGTGGAATCCAGCCCGATGCGTAGTGCCGACTTGCCTTTTTTGGTCTCAATTCCCCTGGCGCTGCCCACTTCAGGCGCTGCTGCTGACTTTTCGGGGGGCGGTGTGCCAATCAAGGCCGCCATCCGCATGGCTTGGGCGTTGGTGTTCTCGGCCAGCACCTTCCTCTGCTCAACAGACGCACTCAATGCCTGCTGCTTGGCAGTCATGGACTGATTCAGCTGCTGTTGCATCAGCTGTGCGCCACTGTTCATGGCCTGGTCGATGGCCGATTTCTGCAGATCGAACTGCTTGTTGTATGCGCTGTAATCCGGCTGCGTGATTGTTGCCGCCCCACCGCCACCGCTACACATCAGAGGCCCTCCGAATCAAAAGGAACGTTCTCCTGCTCTTCCAACTTGGAAGCAAGCCAGCGCACCACTGACACCTGCCCGGCCTTAAACCACACTTCGCGATCAGGACAGTCCAGATCTGGGGCCTGATCAGGGAACTTGGTGGCCAATACCGCCACCAACCGCTCGTTAATTGGTGGAATGGGAACCACGACAGGGGTGTAACGCTGCTTCAGGTTACCGGCACAGCCACAATGGGAACAGCTCCTCCACCCCCGTAGTCATGGCAGACCTTCAAGACATGCTCGGGCAGATGCACGAAGAGGTCATCTATCAGGTCCTGGAAGACCTACGGAATGGTGACCGCAAGGCCAGAGCCGAGGCGCTGGCTCTCCTGAAGCAGAACAACGTCACTGCAGTTGCTCAAGAAGGCAGCACCCTGGCCAAATTGGCAGGAAAACTCAACTTCGAGTCGATGCAAGGCAAGGTTGTGGACTTCAAGCGCCCACCCGCAGCCGGGTGACACCCCCATGGGCCCTGCCGGTGCTGGCTCTTGGCCGCCATCCCAGGGCTAACGCATCCACTGCAGCACCAGTTTCATCCAGCCACGCTTCATAGGACTCCTGTTGGAGCTGATCGGCCCGTGATTGCTGGGCAACACGCTGATCCTGGGCGGCGGACTCGACAAAGAACGCACAGGCGATGGCCAACGCATCAAGACGGTCATCGTGGCTCAAACACCCCCTCTCGGGGGTAAGACGACTGGCCTGGAAGAACAAAGACCGGCTGTAACCGTTCTCCGGGTCGTCATCCTGCATCCGGTAGTCCTGCTTGATCACCTTGGTGGTGACCACCAGGCGGTGTTGCTGAATGATCGGGCCCAAGGTGTCGCACAGCCGAGTCTCTTTTCTGATGTTGTGACGCACCTCCTCAATGGTGACGGCGTGTTCCCGCATCAAATGGGGCTTCAACAGGGCTGTAAACATGCCATCGCCCATGTTGGATTCGTTGATGACGTAGTTCACATCCCACTTCTTGGCCAATTTGGCCAGGAATTGGAGCACCTCATCGGCATAGCCCAAGGTGCTGCCACCGGACTCCAAAAGGAAGAAGTTGCCGTTCAATTCAGCGACAACAGCCCAAGCCAGCTCGTCTGAACCCCGACCAGCAGGGTCAACAGCTAAGACACAGCGCCAGTGTTCACTCTTGGAAATCCAGCCGTTGACAAAAATGGGGCGGTGGTAAAAGCGATCAGCACCCATCCCAACGCAAACCAGCTCCTGCAGCCGGCACTCAGGAGACGACGACCACACCACCGTCTCTGGCAGGGCAGACGCATCAATATCCATCACCATCAGGTCCCCCAGGCGGATGGGGTAGCGATCCAAAGTGGCCAACCGGCAGTTCAACATGAACTGCAGCTGGAAAGTGCTCTTGGTCATGGATGCCTGCCGCTGCAGCAGGTCTTCATGGCTAAACCGCTCAGGGTCAGTTGGCTCTCCAACCAGCCCCGGATCAGCTGTCACCTCAGCTTCAATCCGCCCGCATAGGTTCCCCTCGTAGGGGTCCAGTTCCTCGGGGTACAGAGCAGGCCAATACCGGCTGGAATACCCCCTTTCCCGAACCAGTCGTAGGTAAATAGACGCTTCTGTGTGGGGTGTGCCTAGGTACAGCACCTTCCTTGGCAGCAGCTGCCCTTCATCGGGCTTGATGATCGACTCGATCTCCTCCACTGCATGAGCCACCCGCTCTTGCTTCAGCTGGGTGATGGTGTTGGAGAGGACCTCAACGTCATCCAGGATCGCGCAGGTGCAACGCTGACCAGTGGTCTGTGCTTGCACCCCCAGGGCCCGTACTGATGGGCTCTGCTCCACCGTGGCTGGAGCGACATCAAAGGCAATGTTGGAGAAACGGTTGGCAGGGCCAGGGAGGAGACACTGAAGAATGTCCACCTCCCCCATGGTCCGCAGCATGAACTGCGTGAAGTCCGTTGCCTTGATGGCTGTAGCTGAGACGATCAGCAACTTCTCGTTGGGGTCCAACCGCAACCGCCATAAGGCGTAGTAGCTGGCCAACAGCGACTTCCCCAGCCCCCGGTAGGCAATGGTTAGGGACTTCCTTGGCCCGTGCTGCATCCACTGGGCAACCGCTACCTGCTGCTTGGTTGGACTGTCTGCCAATCCCTGCTCCCTAAGGAGGTAGCAGCAGAAATTGGCAAAGTCATGCAGCGGTTCTGGTAGCGGCTCCCAGAGGTGTTGCATCAGCTGTAGACCACTTCACCAAATGCCGCCAGCTGAATCAACACATCAGCTACCTCGCTGTCCCATTCCCCGGCATCACCACTGATTGCTGCTTTCCTTAGGTCTGCCCTCAGGTTGTGTTGACCAGCTTCCAGCTGGGTCAAGACCTGCTCGACACGAACACGCGGGATCTCAAGCTTCCCCTCCTCTGTATCCATCACCGTGTAGCAGTCCGGCTCCAGGTGGGCGGCATCAGCCCAATAGCCAATGCCATATCCCGCCTGCTCACACAGACACTCAAAGTCCTCTCGCGTCATGACTGCCATCAGCGTTTTGCTTTAGGAGCAGCAGCTGGCTTGGGTGCTGCAGCCACAAAGTCAGGGGCGACATACCCGGTGTAGCCCGTTGCTTCCACAGCAGCAGCAACAACTTCCTGCGAAGGGTCAATTGTCCCCTCTAGACCCAAGGCCAATGCAACAACGTTGTCCAGGTACACAGCAGCTCTCCATGGGTGTAAGCCCAGGCTACCGGCATCAAGAAACCCCCTGCCATAAAGACAAGGGGTCCCAGGATCACGGCGACACACCCTTCCGACCCACGACCAAGCGAATTGGCGGTCATATCGGTCGTGATGAGGGAAGGCTACAGGCTGCATCCTCCCCTCCCTCGGCTAGCCACCTCTTGGCCACAGCCTTGCGCTTGCTGGCCGTCACAATGTCGCCGGCCAGGTGCAGCGTATATGTCCCTGTCCTTTCGCTGTAGGTCCGCTGCAGAGCCTTCCCTACCACCAGGCGCTTGATAGACGCGCAGATATGGGCTGTCTGCATCCCAATCAGATCACCAGCCTCCTGAGCTGAAATCTCCACCTTTGAGGTCATTGGGTCCGTGTGGCTAAGCAAGACCATGAACACCGCAACGTCTCTTGGCTGCAGGTCCCTGGACCCCACCAGCCCAGTCATCCTCCTCAGCTCCGTGAAGTGCAATGGAACAACCGGCATCCTTTCCAACCCTGTAGAGCAACTCACTCAACACCCCATCATTTTGCTTGTCAACCTTCTTAAAGGAACCGATCATTTTGCTAGGCGTCTTTCTTAATGAAACCGTGGGGAAACCTGGGGAAGCTCCCCCCAAAACCCTTTTCACCACTAGCCCCCTCTATAAGAATCTTCCTAAGTCCCTCAGAACAACTCCCCCCACCACCGCCCCCAACCAACCAAGACACCCTCCCCGCTCATTACCCGAAAATCTCGACGGGGCAACTGGCGCAAGGGTGCGTCGTAGACAACCGGAAACGGTGCGTGTGGCAAGGGGGCCTGGATTCATCGCCAGGCGCCCCGGTCCCCCCGTGCCCCCTCGGCTGCGGCTGCTGGGGGGCTGCTGGAGGGCCAGGGCAAGTGCCGAAGCAAGACGGAAGCGAGAGGGGTTGCCACCGCTGGGCCGCATCGGATCTGAGATCCGCTGACCTGCCTGATGCCCAGGTCTGGGGTGGCGGGGAGACGGGGGTCAGCCGGGCAGGGAGGCCAGGCGGGTGAGCCTGCCGGTGCTCGGGCAGGCGTCCGCCTACGTCCGCGCCCACTGTTACCCAATGCGCCCAAGCTTTGCCAGCAGTTGCGCCCAACCTCTGCCAGCAGGCAGGCCAACGGCACCCAAGGCAGCACCCAGGGCAGGGGCGAGGGATGGCGAAGGAGGCAATTGCCCCGACTTACTTGCAGGGGTGGAGAGTTGTCGCTATGCTGTCAGCAGCACCTAGACAACTGAAGAGGAGACGAGCCCCGAGGGCCGGTGATTGGCGCAGCTGAAGCCAGGCCGCTAAGCAAGCCCGCGTAGCGGGTGAGCGCGGCGCGGCCTGAGCTGAAGCCAGACCAATGCCACAAGGGCCCAGGGGCGCTAGCTGCAGCCCGCTGAGATTTCAGCAAGGAGAGACCGTATCGAGTCTTTCCCTGCTGGCATCACCGCCAGCGATACCCACGACCTCAGGCCATGAACACAACCGCTAGCAGCACCAAGGACCAAATCATTACGGCAGCCGTTGAGCTGACCGATTGGCAGTCTCAGCAGATCGAGCAGCTACAAGAACGGCAGAAGGTGCTGATTGCACTGGCCGGCGTCTTGTCTTTGCTGCTGATGCTGCGCTGATCGCTTTGCTCACACGGCGGCTATCGCCGCCCTGATCTCAGCCCAGGGCCCTACGGGGTCCTCTGCTGGGTTCACCCAGCAACAACCAAACCCACGACCAAGGGAGTTCAGCTATGGCTTATTTCAACTGGCCTGAATCAATGCGTCCTCTGCACGGTCCAATGCGGCTGGAGCAGCTCAGCGAGGTGATGCGTCAGGCAACCAACCAGGCGCACAACCGGGCAGCTGAGTGGGGGATGAAGGACACCAGCGCGGGCAGCTACAGCGCCTGGCTGTGGTGCCAGCTGGGGCTGTTAGGGGAGCCACGGGGCGACCTGAACTGGCTAGGCAGGCAACGGATAGAGGCCGCTCAAGATGTCGTCCCACTGGATGACGAGGTGGAGGCGTTGATTGTCTCTGTCTGATTGATGTCTGCACTGAGCCCTCCGGGGCTCTCTGCAGCCTTCACAAGCTGCACCACCCACGACCAAGGGATTCAGACCATGTTCACAGCAGAAAGGATCAACGACCAAAACACCATCAACGGTGTCGCCAACGAGATTGAAGGACACCTGATTCGGATCTTGAGCCCTTACCAGGGCTTGAAAGTTCGGAAGGTCAGCGGCCATGGCGGCTACGTCGCCAAGCTTCAGGCCGAGTTCAACCGCTATTGCGAGGACCACGGCTACAACCAGCCAGGGCAGCCTTACTGGCTGAACGTCTATGCCAGCTACACCACGCTGCTTGCGACGGTGAGGGATAACACCAACACCGCCAAGCCAGTTGAGATGTATCTAGGCGGGTTTGATGATCAGACAGGCATCCTCAAGCAGTTGTGCGAGGGCACCAAGCGCCGGACGGACTGCACCCTGGCGGAAGTCGAGGAGGCATTGGCTAAAGCTTCCAGGCTGGAAGACGAAGCCAGGCAACTGCGCAGCAGTGTTTCTGACCTGACCAGGCGCTGACCATCACCTAACGACAGCCCGGAGGGGAGCCCTGCTCCCTTCCCTGCTGCCCTTAGGCAGTACCCACGACCTAATCCAATGAACACACGCACGGAGTACGTCTTATCCGAGCCCCAGGCCGTAGCCATCCTGGCTGCGCTGAAGCTGCTCGACTCAGGGAAGGTGGCTCAGATGCTGCCCAACACCCGCAGCGAATTAAGCCAGGCTTACCACCGGCTGACAGGCGCCCTGTCCCGCAACCTCAACGGCACTCACACCGCAGAAGTCGGGCGGATGGCTTTCTTGAAGGGGGGGCTGATCTAATGACCCAACCCACTTGCACAGCCCTATGGATGGCCTGCCCTGCTGAAGACGGGGAGCACTGGCTGCCCTGGGAGCTGTATCAGATCACGCCATTGCCCTACGAGGGTGACGAATCAGCCAGCCCTGGTACGGCTCGCTGGTGGAGGAGCCAAGCCCACCAATGGGCACGGGAAGACCGCAAGGAATGGCCCGGCCATCTAGTAGCAGTCCGCCCTTACAAAGCGGGGCTTAATGCCGGCTGCCCTGTCTCACCCGTAGGGATGGTCGATCACTACGACTTGCCGCCTTACGTCTGATCTCAGCCCGGAGCCCTTAGGGGTTCCCTGCTGGGTTCAACCAGCACAACCCAC